TTTATGTCCTTTAGCCAATCGGTTTGCTAGTTGGTGTACCGCTTTGATTAGAAGTATGCAAATGATCCTTAAGAGAGATTGAACCGGTCTTAACATCTGAGGATGATGTAATAATACCACCAGCATCGATTGTACCCGATACAGTTTCTGAACCTGATATAGCAACGTTATTGTTAATCGATGTATTACCTGAAGCAGTAGTCGACTGAGCACCAGATATAGTCTCTGTTAATGCTCCTGATACTTTTAAAGTCATATCCTTTGCTATTGTCTGAGTAAAGTAATCGCCAGTTGTAAGGGTCATATATGTTCCTATACCTTGAGCTAGGTACTCTGTTATATCCAGAGTCATGTAGCCTTCAATCTTCTCAATAACGTTCTTCTTAACGGTTTTAAACTCAGACCCATGAATAACCTGTGTGCAATCGCCGTAGATATGCTCCTCTTTGTTACCCTGAATCTCTGTATTACAGTTACCTACAACAAAGAGGTTACAGTCACCTTCTACAGTTACGCGTGACGTACCTTTAACGTTAACGTACTCATCGCCTAGAGTAACTTCATAGTTATCTTTGATTACTTTTAAAACACGTGAGCCATCTGGATGCACCTCATAGAATGTGCCAGAGCGATGGTGCTCTTTAATACGTTGGTAGTCCGCTGTATCATCTACTTCAAAGACGTGACCAGACTCTGATTCTGTAACTTTATTAAACGGATACTGTGGCTTAGCAGGCGATGCAGGCTCGTCGAACTGAAATATGTTAACAGGATCAGTGTTTTCTTTTGCTTCTAATGCAAAAGGTTCTGCCTTTGACTTGGCTTCAACATAACCGAGAGTAGTATTTGCATCTGAATTAGCTACTTTGCCTACACGAATTGTTTCTTGGTTTATGTTTGCCTGTGTAGCTAATCCACGAGCTGCTTTATTAACGTCAGACTCGTTTAAATAGTTTGTTTCAGTCTTATCCGTTTTCTTAGGATATAGCCCAGCAGGATCAAAGAAGCCTGCCTCTGTATTCGCTTCAACTGTATTAAGAGCTGCAATCGAGCCTAAGACAATAGGATCTTGTGCATCCGTACCATCACGGAAGAAGCCAACTACCCACGAGCCTTCAACTAATCCATGGGGTGAACGTCCTACGCCAGATGTACCGGAGTCAGTTGTAGGCATCATTATAGTTGCCCAGGGAAGATCTGCAGTTGGCAGTAGCTCTTTATTCGCTGTGTGATAACCAAAGGCACGTATACGAACCCTGTTTAAATATAGAGGATCTGCTCGGTCTTCCACAACACCGTGAAACCAAACAAACTTTGTATCCATAAATTTATTCATCGCTTGTGCACCGAATCACGTCTTACTTTTATTTGTGTAAAGTAACCAGAAGCATCAAAGGAATGCGTACTTGATACGATAAGATATCTACCTGATAGAAATTCGTCGTTCTCACGACCTGATCCTTCTACCTGACCAGTCTTAGGAAAGTTTAAATTAACTATTGAGCCAGGACTTAGTCTAGAATCGCCATATAGCTTAATAGAATGTTCTAGCTGTTCTAGATTAGAATAGACTGATCTCTTGGTTGCTTCTTTATATGCACCAAACTGATGATAGTTTAGATCGCCTGTCTCTGCCATAGACAGGGAGTTTTGATTTATAAAAATCGTAGACGTTTCTTTTAAAGTATTTGGGCCTACACCTGATATATTAAAGTTTCTATTCCATACAAGATCAGATGCATCACCATCTATAAGAGGTACTTTATCGTCATAGGCATTAAAGTCAATTACCTCATATGTCTTATTAGAGACATCGAGCTTGTGCGTACGCGTAACATATGATCCATTCTTCATAGACTTATATGGGGAGAATCCTATATTTGAAGATGATTCAAGTATGCGTAATCTCTTTTCTTCGAATGATCCTTCAGACTGTGACTCCTGTGTATAGAAGTATCCCTGTACATAGTTATCCAGTATATCAGAAGTAATCATTTTGTTATAGGAGTTTAAAACAAATGCTGAGTCGTGAAATACCTGATATGTAAAGAGTGGCGAACCATTGGGTGTCATGCTCTTCTGTAGTATATTCTCTATAGCATCGGAATACGTTAGCTTAGGCGGTATAAACTTCATAGTGCCTAGGGTTTGTGTTTCTTTCTTGTCGATTGTTATCCCGGTTTGCCTATATAGCTCCTCAATAATATCAATTGATGTACCTGATAGTGCAGAAGAAATCCTACGAAACTTAGACACCAGTCCAAATGAAGTTACACAGCGTATACGATACGTAGCAATATCTGGCTTAGGCTTACCGTATATGGGTATATCAAGAATATGCCAATCATTTTGAATGTCAACTGGTGGCGAATTCTTATCGTTCTGCTTACGTACAACAGATACTATCTTTTCATTACCTGATATGTTTAAATCCTCAAATAAGGATACGGCGTCTGCTATATTAAACTCAGCAATAAGAGCTTGCTGAAAGATAGATTCATATACTGTCATTGAAGTAACGAGCTGAGATATGTCTCTTTCTTTACCGTTAGCTCCTTCAATCGTTACTGTTAACCTAAAAGAATCAGGAGATACAGCAGTCTGATCAGTAGGATGTAAACCTTTTTGGAGGGGCATATTCTACTCTTAAGAATTAATGAGTTTACGATAACGAGTGGCAAAAGTATCTATAGCAGCAGGATTAATAACCCTAATCGATAGCTTAGCTTCGTTTATTTCTACCTCGTGCTCATAGTTAGTCACAGGTAACTGGTTATCAGAGGCGTTAAAGTTTAAACGATCTATTTCTCTTCCCTGTGAGTCTACATAATGATGTGGCGCATCCTTTTCCTTTGTAATAATATGGTTAAATTGTGTGCCCTTTGCAAATGCTAATCCAGAAGTTAGAGTAATAAAGTCTTCGTTTATAAACGTACCAGTAACATCAGAAAGTATAAGACTATTTGTAGAATAGTTTATTTTTGCTATCTTACCAGTTGCATCTGATGTAAGACCCCTAACAGTCTCTCCTATTACGAGAGTAGGATAATTATATAGATGATGTGAATCACTTAATACCCCAAGATTAGATTCCAATGTAAGAGCAGTACGAAAATAGGTCTCATCGACAAAGTTAGCTAATTCCTGGGAAGACTTAGGCCATTCATGTAATCCATTGCTTAGATCCTCATTGACTACAAAGAATGTCCAATAGTATGCAGGAGTACCATATAATTCCATTGATACCTGATCAGGTCTAGAACCATCGTTTACTTCATAATACCGGTAAGCGTTGGCATTATCCATTTCAGATATATAAGCACGAACATTACGATTAATATCAATAATAATATTCTTTTCTTCTGAGTCTTCATTAAACTGATATTGGACTAAAGGAAAGCTTTTAAAAAAGTTTAACATTATTATCTTTCCTCTGTGCCGATATCAGACTTAGTAAGAACTTTCGTTTCTTGGAAAGTAAGGGATATGTTTACTGATATAGGTGCACCCCCGTCAAAATGCATGTGGGCATTATCATTAAAGTTAGTCTGTAGGTTAGTTAAATTGCATTCATATATCCTAGGATAGTACGGATTCTCTCTCCCGTCTTGTGTATAGAACTTAATAGAGAATGTAGAAGGATATGTAAGAAGATAAGAACCTGCTCCCTGTTCTGGATACATTTCGCCGCGAAAGAACTCCTGGATCTTACGAATCTCCTGTGACTCACTCGGATCTTCTGCTACAAGAGAGAAGTTAAAGTTAAATGACCTGATAGTCATATTCTGGAATGCTACAACAGTATTTGGGTTAGTGGCAACGCCTTTAGACATACCATACATATCAGAAAGGTTCTCAACACCAGGTACTAAATTACCTAGTCCAGAATCTTTTGCTATTTTTAAACTCATCATTGAGCGAAGATCAGCATTTGATCCTTCACCATTAATCTGTGAATTAGCCTCTTTAGCAATATCCGTAGCAGACTTCCCGCTTTGAATACCAGCCATAAGCTGAGAGCCGATTGGTCCCATATCCATAGTACCATAGCCAGCACCATCTGAAAACGAAACACCAGGTGGGTGATAGAGTGTTACATGGCCTTGCGGTGCGCCGGATCCGCCATACTTATAGCGGTTAGCTGTTATCCTCATAAAAGGCACATTGGCACCGGCCAATTGAGCTGGATATATGTATTCGCGAGCCATATCGTGACCTTATAAATAAATTGAATGTACTTAATCTATTTATGGTGTTTATGTCAAAGACTTATAAGGGCAAATACAAAATAAAGAAACCCCAAAAGTATTTGGGCGATCCTTCGAAAGTTACCTATCGCTCTTTATGGGAGCGGCAAGCTTTTCGCTGGTGTGAAGACCAAGATGCAGTTATTGGTTGGTCATCCGAAGAAGTAGTAGTACCCTATGTCTGTAAGACCGATAATAGACCCCATAGATACTTT